CTGCACGCCGAGACGGGCACGTTCCTCGAGGAACAGCGTGAGCCGGTCCACCTTCGCACCGAGTTCAGCGACGGCCAGTTTCGTTTCCCGGTCGGCCTGCGCGATCCGCTCCTTCGATTCGAGTTCCATCTGCGTGATGCGCTCTTTGCTCTGAATCTCGGCCTGCTTCGACTGGAGTTCTCCGGCCGCTTTCTGCAGCAAGTGATGCGAATCCTCCAGTTGCTGCTTCATCTGCGCCATTTCCGCCATGGCCTGCGGAGGAATCTGCAGTCCACCCTGCTTTTTCTGCGCCAGATACGCCTGCACCTTCGGGTTGAGCATCACTTCCATGCGCTCAGCCATCTCCTTGTGCCCCGGCCCGTCCTGATTCTTGAAGAACAGGTCACCAAAGACGCCGAGAAGGTCGGGTTGCGCCTCTATCACGCCGCCGATGACGTTCGACTCCTGCTCGCGGAGCGTGCCGGGGTTCTTCGTGACCTTGATGACCACGTTGAAGTTCGCATGCTCGGTGAGCACGTATCGCTTCTGCTGCCCCTGCTGCTGCGGCGCCATCCCGTTTTGCGGAGGCGCAATCGGCACCGTCATCGACTCGCCTTCGCCAGTCACGATGCGCGCGAGGCGCCCCGGCCGCTTCCCGTAGATCGGAAACAGCAGGTTGTTCTCAATCTGCCCCTCGTAGCGTATCGACCGACGTAGCGAGTTCGTATAGTGCGACGTGCCGAGCCGAGACTGCTCGATCAGCGCCTGCGCCATCTTCCCAGACTTCACCGATGGGTCTTGATGGCCCATGTTCGACTCTGGCACGCCGGTCGTGCTCTTGATCGCCTCGTCGAACATCTGCAACGCCATCGCGATCGGTTGAATCACGCCGGTATCGCGCTGTGTCGCGGCTGGCGTCCGCAATTCCTCGCCGGCCGGCCCTCGACCCACATACGGCAGCACCGGCAGCGTGCGCGTGGCCGCGAGCTGATACCAGTCGCGGTACTTTTCCCAGGTGCCCTCTTCGGCTTGCAGCGACGGAATCGGGGCAAGACCCACGACTTCGGTGAGTTTCGACGCCATCGCGTTGAAGCCCTTGCCGGCATCGCGCATCGGCCGCACCATGCCCTCAGCGCGGCGGTCGCCGTCGAACGGATGCAGTTCTTCGCCCAGCACCTTCACGTACGGCATGTCTGGGCCTTCCCAGTCAGCCTCGTCTAAGACCTGAATCCCGTCGATTTTGGCCCACTTGATGCGCTTTTCGGTCACATCGCGCGTATCGACGCACTTCACGCCATCCGGAAGTTCATCCTTCCACGCGGACTGCCCATCTTCGAGCAGGCAGAGCGTGCGCGTTTCGCGCTTGGTGTACCAGTAGTTCATCACGCGGACTGATTTCGTCTTCCCTTCCGTCGTGAACCACTTCGGCGCCTCATCACCCAACGCGCGCCAGTCGTCGGCGTGTTCGCTCGCGCGCACGACCTTGTTCTTGCCGAATTCCGCCTCGTACTTGTCGATCGGCATGTCCACGCCATCGAACAGCCAATCGACATCGCTGCCATCGGGCTGTTCGTGCGCCGGATCGGGGCTGACACTCGCCTGGTTAAAAATCCGTTCGACGTAAATCTCCTTGTCGTAGGTCTTCCCGGCGACGAACCGCGTCATCACGCGATACCAGCCAGATCCAGCAATCGCCGCACGGGAACCGGCCCACATGCGCGCGTCATCGGCTTCCGGCGTCCGCTGAAGCCGGCGCAGCAGCCCTTCGCGCAGTTCGATCTCGTTCTCGTTCTCCTCGGTGTTCGGCGCGAGTTCGCCGAAGTCATCGGCCGCGACGATTTCGATATTGAATTCGCTCTGCTCCTCGCTATTGAGCACCTGACGCACCGGCTCGCGGACTTTGTTGATCGTCAGCGTCGGCCTCGCAGGAACCGGAGGCAGGCCATTCTGCGCGGTCATCCCAGCTCGGGCGGCTTTCTGCTCCGCGTCCCACTGCTCGCCTGCGTAGTACGCGAGGTCTTGCCGCTCGCGCTCGCGCTGCTCGTTGTAGGCGTCTTGGGACTGGTCCCAGCGGTCGCGCGCCTGCTTGATGAAGTCGTCTTCAGCCTTGGACATCAGCAGTCCTGTAGAAGATGTCGCACCGGCCAAAGAACATATTCTGCATAATGCCGTATTCTTTGATCGACCTGACGCCAGTTGGAAGGAGTCTGACTTCAGCGCCAGGAATGTGTAGTAGCGGCCTGATAATCTTCGCGCCAGCAGGGAGTGCCGCTAGAACCTTCTGCTCTGCCTCTCTCTCGTTCTCTGCATTGACAGGATCGAACGGGCAGTAAATATGCCCGAATGGCTTCCGTTCGTCCCAGTCTAGAAATTCAGCCATCAGCGGTCGGTGCGTTGCGCGAGTTCAGCGATCGCCGCCGAGAGCGTGTCTTCGATGCGCGCCTTCTCGGCTTCGAGCACTTCAACACGTTCGCGGAGTTGTTCCACCATCGGCACCGTCGCCTCAATGATGGCCGTCAACGACGCGATGTGCGCCGTGAGTTCTGACCCGAGCGCCGCGCGCATTCGTTCTTTGACGGTGTGTTCAGCCATCATCAGCCCCAGAACGAGATGCCGGTCCAGTCGCCCCACAGATAGTGGAACGCCACCTTCGGCTTCTTGGTCTTCTTCTCGGCGACTGGAACAATATGCAGCGTGACGTGCTGCAATTTACGCGGCATCCCTCGCAGCATCTTCGGCGGCGTGTGCAGACTCGCCATGAACGCTTGCGCGTCCTCATCCGACCGAATCCTGACCGGGCCGAACGGAATCGCTTTCACAGATGCCTCATTTCAGCAGTTGCCACGTCCAATAGTAGGCGACGAGAGCGCCCATGATTGTGACAGGAACGAAAATCCAACGCGGCGGAAGGTCATGGATGATGCTGATCATTTAAGACGAACATACACGTATTGTGCCAGTGCGGCGAGGAACCCAGCCGCGATGAACCGACGCAACCACTTGAAATCGCTCAACATGTCGTCGTAGCGTTGAGAGATGTTCGCGAGGTGCAACGTCAACATCGCTTTCGACACGTAGTGATCGTGAACTTCCTGCCTCAACGCATCATGTTTCTCTTCACATGTATCGACGCGGCCGTTGACGCGGTCGTGCTTTTCCTTGACCAGAACATTGAATTTTTGTTCAAACCGATCAAGCCGCTCCTCGGCCACGGCCATCAGAGTCGTCCAAGTTCGTCAAGCCTCGCATCGAGTTCACGAATATCGCTGCCGGCGTCCTGCACCGCGTGCCAGTCCTTCGCCCGCACCTTCGAGAGCAGGTACGCCTCGAGCGCCGCGCGCTGCTCGTGCAGTTCCTGCGTGCGCTGAATCGTGGGCGCGTGAAGGCTGGCGCTCGTGAATGTCGTTGGTGTCGCCATGCGAAATCCTTCGCTCATCGTCGGAACCTCGGCACAGGGACATCAAGAATACCGAACGCCGACAGCAGGTAGAGCACGAGGCACAGGACGACGACAACCCGGATCACCGTCTTAATCGCGGGGTCCATCGGCACGTACGCCTCGATCAGATACAGGCAGACGCCGACGATCACGAGCAGGATGATCAGTTCAATCATGGTTTGACCTCTCCTACGAGACTGAAGATTTTATCGTGTGCGGCCTGTGCAGCCTGAGTTGCCGCATCGGCTTTCTCTCCAATCGTATTCGTCAGTGCCGTATTCTCGGCAATCGCCTGCTGGATATCGCTCGATGTCTGATGCGTGACCGTCGCCAGTTGCGCGGCCGTGGCATCCACCTTCACGGCCAGATTTTCAGCGACCTCTGCGGCTTTCGTATCAACCATTGTCGCCAATCCGCGCGCCACTTCTTTCCTGTCGGCCATTGCCCATTCACGTTCTCTTAACGCGCGCTTGTCCGCCTCCGAGCTGTCCCAGAACATCTTGATCAGCCCAGCGAGGCTCGTGATGAGAATCGCGAGTGTCGCCGTGTCCATCACGCCCTTGCTGTTCTCTTACTATCACGATATCGATCCGACATCTCTAGGTATTTTTCGTAGATGCGTCTGCCTACTTCTGCGTCTGTCGGTGTCTCTTCCCTAATCTTGACCTCAAGCCAAACCATCGTGACAGCCGTCACCCATATCGAAGGAAATTCAACCCACGTGTTCCCCATCACGCCTGCAACGGCGGCAACCCGTAGACCGCTCGAAATTCGTTGATGTGCTTCAGGAAGCACTCGTCCCACGGCATTCCCAGCACGTAGTAGTCGTACGCGCACCGCTGCGAATGCACCGACACCATGCCAGGATCACACGGCGCGCCGGTCGCGTCATACACCGCGTTGCACGCCTGCCCGAACTGAATCGACTTCGCTTCGTCGTAGGGAATCGAGGGCACAGGAGGCGTCGGACCCGGCTCAGGCGTGCCGCCGACAGCGGTCCACTTCCACTCAGGCGGCGGCGGATCGTGCGGAATCCACGTCCCGCCCGTGCCCGTCATGCAGTCCACGACCTCGTTTGTGTCCTTCCACATCATGATGTCGCACGGAACCTTCCCGCCTTGGTCCGTCTTCGTCATGTAGCCCCAGCAGCCATCATCCATCCGATTCAGCGACGGGATGATGGTGCCGAGCAGGAGTTCACGGCGACAGGCGTCGTTCGTGTCGTCTTGGGGGAACGAGGCGGGGTTCTTCTCGCAGATGACGTACACCTGCGCGCGACGATTCGGCATGTTCATGGACGTATTCTCATCAAGGCGACGATGCCGAATAATCCAGCGCCGAGCATCAGCAGCGATGCGGGTTCCGGCACCGGATCAACGCTGCGCCCACCGGGATTCGCCACGATCGCAATCACCGCCGCGTCGTAGCAGCGCGCCGGCCCGTCGTAGCCGCAGTGGAACGGTTGCGACTGCGGCACGTCCGGCTGCAGCAGCGCCGGAGTGCCCATGAAAAAGTCCGCATTCAGGAAGAGGCCGGGAAGGCACAGAGGCGCCGTATTGACGCCTTCGACCGACTCCCAGAAGTCGCCGCACGCGCTTTGGTGGACGTTGTCCGCATAGCCAAACAACACCCTAAACGCATCGTCGGCGTAGACTTCCACCAACCCATGCGCTTCGTTGTGACAACAGTAGGCAGGCGTCTCGCGAGCGGTCAGGATGCCTTGAAGGTCCGGCACCGTATGCGTGACTCCGTCCACGGTCACACTCGCGGTCGCGAGGTCGCGTCCGAGGTCGCTCAAGTCAAAGTCGTAGCTTGACCCGGTGTTGGGCCCGCCTTGGTGGTCTTGCGTCAGTAGCAGCGATTGTCCAGCCGCGAGGGTCACCGGGAGAGCCCACCCGACCGTCGAGGCGTTGAAGGTGTTCACGCCCACCGTCACGGTCACGGCTTGCACCGTGATCGGCGCCGCTGTGGCCGACCCGCAGAGCATCGACCACAGCACCAGACTCGCCGGGAGGTATTTCATGGCCGTGAACTACGGATTCGCTGGGGGAGGCGTCACGACCGGCGAATCGGCCACGACGGCAGCGGCCAGCGCGTTCACCTGCGCGCGGCCACGGTCAACCAGCGCCTGAATCTTCGCCGGGGCGTTCTTGTTCGCCTCGAACTCCGTGAACAGCGCGTTCATCAGCGCCACGGCTGACGGCACGCCGGCTTCCAGGTCGGTAATCTCGGCTTCGAGGGCGGTGAGGTCAAGGGCCATGATGCTGATCTCCTGTATACGGTCGGTTAAAGGCAGGCCATGAGGGAGCGTGATGATGTCCACGTCACTGTGTCAATGAAGTGCTACGGCTGAACTCCCGCATACGGCTGACGCCTAGCGCCCATTCGCCTGACTGGAGTTGCACCAGCCCACCGCCGCACTTCTCCGGAATTGCACCGGCACACTGCAATATTCTGCATGATCAACTCGGTGAATCTGCCGCCGTGGCCGTTTTTAGCGCCTGATTCTGCGCTTCGACGCGCTGTGTCGCGCGGTCCAGTCGCGCCTGAAGACTGGGATCAGCAGCCGGTGCCACGGCTTCCAGCCACAGACGTGCCAAGGCCACCACTTCATTGAACGGCACGTCGCCGTTGACGTCCAGCGTGTTCGGACCCACGATCAGCAGCACATGGAGTGGCACGGGCGCATCCTACCACACTACCCCGCCCACGCCGTAGACTGCGGCGCCCAACCCCTGTTTTCGTGTGCAAGCGTCGGCGCAATCCGGCCGCCCCACGTCAGCGCCAGCGCATCCCCGTCGTCAGGTGAGGCGATGTTCCGCTTCTGCATCGACTCTTTCGACTCCAGCACGAGCTGATTCTTCTTGTTCAGGTGAAATCCAGGCGCCGCGAGGTCCGTGCACAGCCGCACGTCGTTCTGGTCGATCGCGCCGGTCGGGAGCCACTCCTTCAGCGAACGCCACATCGTTGCGCGCATGTTCGCGTCGTGCGGATTCGCGCTCGGTGCCCCGAAGTTCACCTCGAACACGTTCGTGTAGCCCATCTGCCGCAGTCGCGACACGATCACCGCGCCGAACGCGGAGTCGATGAACATCGCGTCAGGCTTGTGCTCGAGGATCGCCTCAGAGAGCTTCGCGATGACCATCTGGCGGTCGTTGGCAACCGTCTGCTCTCCGGTGAGTCGAATCGGTCGGATGCTCCGCGCATCAAAGCCACGGCGAAATCGACACACCGTCCAAGCCGAGCCACCTCCAGAGACATCCACCCCTGCGATGAGGGGTTCTCCATACACCGGTTGCAGAATATTGATTCCAGCCCGGGATATGCGCGCCCCATCAATGAACTGCAGTTCGTCCGCATTCGGCGGCAATCCGCGCACGCGCACTCGGAAGAAGTCGGAATCTTCGCCATAGTCTTGTGCCCATTCCTGAATCAGCGTCTTGTTCGCGAACTTCGATTCTCGCGAGTCGATGACGCGAATCGACCAGCGGTCGCGGCCCTTTCCAAACGCGTACTCATGGAACTTGCCCGAGTTGCGCGTCGGGTTGCCCCACAAAAACATCATCGGCTCGCCATCCGTCAAGCCGCCCTCTTCGACCTCGTGGATCTTGTCCGGCACGTTCGAGTCCTCATCGTTCACGTAAAACGACGTGCTGGACTTCGCGTGCTGGCCGGCGAACGCCTCGGAGTTCTCCGCCGCGCACGAGGCCGGCGAGCAGAACCACGACGACCGATGCCCGATGCGATACATGATTTGCGAGTTGATCTCGAACCAGTGTGCCGTAATGCACCGCGATGTCCACTCTCGGATCGCCGCCCATGTCTTCGTGGCGAGCTGGTCGTTCGTGTTCGCTGTCACCGTGCCGCGGCAGTTGCGCCTGGTGCTCATGATCCAGTCAACAATCCAGGCTGAGAGGGCTGATTTCCCCACGCCGTGCCCTGTCGAGGCGCCCATCCTGATCGGGGCGACCGCGTTGACCCCGTCGAAGGCGTTCGCTCGCACGCGCTGCCCGAGCTCCTCGAGGAATTCGCGCTGCCACTTATCTGGCCCAGGCTCGCCGTTGATCGGCCACGGATAGGCGAGTTCGACGAATGCGAGCGGATCGAGCGCGCACGCCGCCATCGCGTCGTGGAGTTCGGTTTCGAGGTCGCGTTCAAGAGTTGGTGCTGGTGATTGTTTCGACATCCAGCCAACGCCAATCTCACGAGGATAATCGGTGCTCAATGCGGCTCCATCTCAAGGTCACGCTCAGTCGTGGGCATAAATGGCCCTATACGGGTATATCTAGCGGTAAGCACGGCAGGATGTGATTCTCCCAGAGCACGGCGCAGACCGGGCAGCGCGCGATGCGGCAGTCTTCGCAGACCCATCGTCCATCGCCGAGTCGCACGAGACGCAGGAATGGTCCGGTCTTCGGTTCAACGCGCTCGCAGAACGCACAAGAGAGGCGATGCTCGCTCAATGCGTCACCTCGTCAGGTTCTTCGCGCTCAAGAACGCGATGCGCCATCTTCCAGGCGTCTAGCCGCGCCAGGAGTTCATCACTACCGGTGATCTTCACCTCGACCTCTTGCTCCTTCGGCTTGTCGATCGCCCTATTCATCAGGTCCGTGAACGCTGGCGTGCTCGGGTCTTTCGTCCACACCTCGAGGATGGTGCCGCCATCAGCGATCAGCGCATCCAGATCTTCAGGCGTCTCGCTCACCACGCGCTTGAACTTCCCGTCAGCATCGCGCGCCATCAGATACTTGATCCCTACCGCCTGCGCTACCTGGGCCTCCACGAGCGCCTTGACGTGCGGCTGAATCGCCACGCGCACCGCCTCGCGCACGACGGCCTTCGGCACCGGCCCGTTTGCCGGCCGCACGATGCCGAGTTCGTCCCAATCGAGCTTCCGGAAGGTTTCATCAGCCATTCCTACCCTCGTCTTTTCCTGCGCGATGGATCGCATCACGGAATGCAAGCATAGCCTGACCGAATGGCGTGCGAGGGCCGATATCCGTCCGTGGCGGCAGTAGGAACGCGAGTTCAATCAGGAACTTCGCGGTCGCTGTTTCCAGCGCGCTAATCGTCACCGTTTCAGCCATCAGTCGTCACCTCTCGGCATAGAGCGTGCCATAAAAATGTTGCTAGTGTTGCCCCGTTGCTAGTACTTCCTGTGAGCGCTATATGTACGCGTTCCACTCTCGGGCATGTATACCAAGATAGTACTAGCAACACTAGCAACAGACGCAACACAGGCCGAAAAAACACGTTGCTAGTGTTGCGAGGTGGACACATTGTTGCGAGTCCTAAAACACCTCGGTGTTATGTTTAGCCACGCTTTCGCTATTCTTGCGCCATTTTTTGATGATTTGTTGCCCCTCTCGCTCATCTTTGTTGCCCCACCCAGCCAGCTTCATAATGCGGCCAGCGCGGAGCTGAATCCGCATGTCAATGCGGTCGAGTGGAATCTTCAACGCCTGGGTGATGACGTCGCGGAGCCGGATGCCATCATCGGTCGGTTGGATGGCCACCCATTCAAGGATAGGCTGGGTCCACTCGTCGTAGTGCTGCCGTGAGGCTTGCACCGCGAACGTGGTGTCTGGCATCTCCCACCAGGTGGCGCCGGCACGGTAGCAGACCAGCGCCTCGGCGAAGAGTTGGTCACGGACCTTGAGTAGCGCCTCGACATTGATCTCGCCACAGGCAATGGGCCAGAACCGGCGCAGGCCCGTTTCATCATTGCCCCAATCGTTGGGATTCGACGTCCCGGCGAAGACGCACTGACGAGGGAAGCGCACGGAGTAGCGGCCATACGATGGCCGATAATCGTCGTTACGAGTTGAGAGCACGTTCTTAATGGCGCGCACGTCCGCTCGAGCGAAGCTCTGAAGCTCGGCAATCTCGACGAGAATCTTCCCGCGCAGGTTCTGAAGAAAGTCCTTTGAATCGACAGACTCGCGCGCGATGTGATACCACGAACCACCGAGCGCTTCGAGCGCCATCGACTTCTTGACGCCTTGTGGCCCCTCGAAGACTGGCATGGTGTCGAGTTTACAGCCAGGGCACATCACACGCGCCACGAGGCCAATGAGGAAGTTGCGACTCGCGGCTTGAGTGTAGGCGGTGTGCTCAGCACCCCAATAATCGCTGAAGGCGTGATCGATGCGTGGCTCGCCATCCCAGATCAGCGGTTCAAGATATTCACGCACGCAGTGCCGCACACGTTGGCGCGCGACAAGACGCACAGAAACGGCAACAACATTCTGTGCAAGGTTGCGGATACCGAAGCGATCTTGAAGGTCAACCGTGATGCGGGTGTCGTCATCATCGCGCCATTCACGAGTCGGTGAATTCGCGAGGAAGACACGATCGAGGAATTCATCGTACCAAACACGCGCTGGCGTGAAGGTCGGATCATGCTGAAGCACGAACACCACATTCGCGTGGTTGGGGTAGGGCACACCTTTGGAATTGCAGGAGAGCTGCGCCGCGATATTGGGCGCGGTCACGAAAACTTACGCTGAGATTGAATCATCAGGCACCTCGGGAAGGTGAAAGATACCGGGCCAGCCAGAGAACCCCTGCACCCGGCTGCGCTCGTGCGAAGGATGGCCATCCTCGCCCGGTTGGAGAGCATACTACCGTTTCTTCTTGACCTTTGCACGCTTTCTGCGTATTGGCTTGACGGGCCCTATCACACTCCCACGGCTCAATACA